ATTCTGGCGCAACTACCGGATTCAAATTCAATAGTTCAAGCGGTGTCGAAACAGGTTCTCTCGAAGTGTCTACCAACGAACTTTTTTTTGATAAAGAGGGTGTCATGATTTTGACACTTCCGAAAGAAATGAAGGTTCCTGATATTAAGAAACTTGCAATCACCACAGATACGTCATCTAATGGCGATGCCGGTCCCGCTCGTTATATTATCCAGGGAGTAAGCAATGTTTGCGATTCCAATGATTTGAGCGATTTAATGAGCGGTGGAGGCGGAGGCACAATAATACCATGTGCGGGAAAAACGAAAATTAAACTCATTATGGCAGATACGTCCACGATTAAGGATTTTACAGTCGCGCAACCCGTATCGTTTAAACTTTCAGGTCTTTATACGCCAACATCCACGCCAGTGAAATTTAAATTAGAGACAAACAAATCGGTTATAACGCAGGACGAGGTTGATATTCCTGGCGCAACGGCGTCTACTGTTGCTGACGAAATTCTGGCGAAAGATTGCAAATTTAAACTGACACTAACTGATGACACGCCCGACGCAACGGATGTTACCGTGAAATACGATTTCAGTTTTATACCCGCGTCTGCATTTAAAATAAAAAGCGGGAGCAAATTATATTTCTTATACAGCGATGATTTCACGCTTCCAAATGCGCACGACATAAAAATTGCGGTGAATGGATACACGGTCCTGGATTCTGATAAGGGCGAATACACGCTACAAGCGAAGGAGAAATGCGGAACTCCGTCCCAGACCCATATTGATTTGCTGAAAGAGGTCGGGTTTGACATGAATTTTGAGAGTGAAATGAAACTCTGCACAAAATATTATACACTCGAACTGAAAAAGGATATTGACATTAACGAATCCGGAAAATTGGCGGTGAGCCTTCTTGGAATGACCAATCCACCATTCTATCCCGACCGCGCCCCAGAAGGAAAACGCGACTATTTGGTGAAACCGTTTAATTCTACCATGTGTATAATGGTGCTGGATACGAGCGTTGGCAAAATGTTCGTTAATCCCGTCTCAGAAAGTTATTCGAACGTCGGTGCATACTTTCGCGGAAATTATCCTGTAAAGAACAAGAAAAGTGCCAACGGGCGGCGGCGCGACGAAGAGGGCGGTGGTGTTCATGGCGATGATGCGGCAGAAATCCGCAGCAAACAAAGTCGACCTGCGCCAAGCTCCCGCGCGGCAAACGTTTATACGGTCAACTATTTTTACGACGGTCAAGGTGCGGGCGAATATGGATACATTGCCCGACCTGACATTTTTGGAACCACGCCGTATTCATATGACAGTGGTCGCGGAGGACTGGGATCGTCTGATAAATATATTGCAAAACAATACAGAGACCTCGAAGAAAAAAAACGGATGCAGAAGCAACTGGCGACTGGTGCAGCTGGCGTTGTCGGACAAATCTCTCCGCCCATGGGCGTTCCACCAAGCGCGCTAAACGGTGGTGTTCAGCCTTATATGTCTGATATTAAATTTTGAATAGTTGTCCACCACCACTCATCATAATCTAAGCGAAGTGTTTCAGGATGACTATTATACCTAACAAAGCTATAAAATAATTCACTATCTTGTGGTGTTTTACTGAGGGAGAGAAGAGTAGGGCGTCACACGAAATGGCGGAACACAAATAACCCACGGTTATCATAACTATAATAAAGAACGGAATTGTTGCAGCATCTACGGCCAGTAACGCAAAAAGAATTATAATACCAATTGTTCTAACTATGATTGCAAATTCCTTCAATTTCATTATCGATTTGATTGTTGTATTATGTATTATGTATAAAGATAAAAAATAAAAAAACAATTTAAATGCATGTTACCATTATGAACCACAAATATACTCATTCGAAATATATTTTTATTAATATTTATAATACATGCATATTATGCATAAATCAACTTATAATAATACCAACACCAATGATAATGGAAGCTGCCCAGCAATACCAATACTCTATATTGAAGAATCGGTAAAGCGATATTATGATGTCAAAAAAAAGGTAAAGAGTGAGAATGGTGGCACTCGAATGCGAATTTCAAAGAAAAAGTATTATGACGTCGATTGGCGGTTTTATATGATATATCGGTTTGGAAATTACATTGTGTGTGGTACTCGTTGCCCCATGTATGATTACTACAATGACAAGTGGCCGGTTGTTTCACTGTCGTTTACGTCGGCCTACGATGCATATGACTATATCATGCTGCTCATTGGCGAAAACAAGGTGAATCTAACGCTATATGTTTCGCGTTTGGGTGGTTGCGCGACCGACGTGTCATTTGCTCAACCTACTGGAGACAGATTCAGAGAGCTGGATGATGAGCGCGGCATCCGACGAAACGAGTTGACCGGATACGACCGCATGTCCCCCCCAGCGAAATATTCCCCAAGTGAAGGAACCATTTCAAAAATGATGTCCGTCCTGGCTTCGGCTGCAAATGGAAACAGCATCGTGCCTTTCATTTCTTCTCGTTGCACTTCGTCGCGCGAGACTGAATGGTGCTCTACATGCAGGTGCTATAACGCTAATGCAAATAATGAAAATTGCGACATAGTCGATGAGGCTGTCGCAGCCGAGCCAACCGCGGTAGCAGATACAAATGCCGAAG